GAGTTTTTTCGCCCTTTCTATGGAATATAGGAAAACTCAGCTCGATGAGTTTTTATATTTAATTAAAAAAGGTTTCAATTATAGTGAATTACTCACTATGCCAATTTATTTAAGAAGATATTATGTCAACTACATAATTGAAATAGAAAACAAACAATAATCTATTTATAGTTATGGCAAATGATATTTTAGACGCACTCAATAGTAACAATCCAAAAGACGCGTTATCTAATTTAATGGCTTCTAAAAGTAGTGATGAGTTTAAACGAGAAACTAGAGATGCGGTAAGATCTTTATCAAAAAACACTAGTGTAAAACAAAATTCATTATCTACTTCGTCAGGAGTGGGAATAGCGGGGTCAATTGCTGGTGCGTTAAACAGCTCAATTGCAGCATTTAGTTCAGAACAAACATCACAATTCTCACAATCTGAAATAGTTGGAATAGGTAATCTATTAGATATTGTACAAAAAAATGGTCTTAGTGTAAAAACAATTTTTAGTGCGATAGGTGCCGTAGGAGATCAAATTTTAAATCAATTAGCAAGAGAGTCACAACTTAGAACAGATATTAATGAAAGTATCGGTATTGCGGGTGATTTATCTAAAACTTTAAGAGACGATATTGTAGATTCAACCGCGGCGGGAATTAGATTTGGATACGGGATGAATAACGTTAGAGACATGATTAAGAAAATCATGGAAGAATCTGGTCGTTTTAATCTAATATCACAAAAAACAATTGAAAGTACGTTCGCAACATCAAGAGCATTTATTGGTGACTTAAGAGATATGGGTGAGGCAATCTCACAATTTGAAAAAATTGGTGTTGGGGCGAGTTCTGCCACCGTCGCTATTGAAAAGGCGGGAAAAGGTTCACTAGAATTAGGACTTTCAGGTAAAAAAACAACACAAGATTTAAGAACGAATATTGAAAAACTAAACGAGTTTGGTTTTAAAAACGGTATACAAGGATTGGCTGAAATGTCAAGAAAGGCAACTGAATTTAGAATCAGTATGGGTGAGGCATTTAAGATTGCTGAAAATGTTATGGACCCTGATAAAGCAATTGAATTATCGGCGAACTTACAAGTATTAGGTGGAGCAATCGGTGATTTCAATGACCCACTTAAGTTAATGTACATGGCAACAAATAATGTTGAAGGTTTACAAGATGCGTTAATAGAAGCGGCGGGTAGTTTAGCAACTTATAATAGTGAACAAGGTAGGTTTGAAATATCGGGGGTTAATTTAAGAAGAGCTAGAGAAATGGCGAAAACTCTTGGTATTGATTATAAAGAATTGACAAGAACCGCAATCGCATCTCAAGAAAGACTTGCAGCAAGCACTGCGTTAATGGGTAAAGGTTTAAATTTAAAACCTGAAGATCAAGAATTTTTAACCAATCTATCAAGAATGGATGGGGGTAAAATGATTATTGATGTTCCAGAAAGTTTACAGAAAAAATTGGGTATAACAGAACAAAGTAAAGCAATTGAAGATTTATCTCAAGTACAAATTGATGCGTTATTACAAAATAGAGAACAGTTTCAAAAAATGAGTGTAGAAGACATTGCTCGAGACCAATTAGATAATGTGGAAAACATTAGAAGAGATGTTGCTGCAATGGTACAAATGCAGTTAAGAAACATGACTAGAATTGGTAGAGATGGTATTAATGGTAGTGGAGGTATTGATAATATCACAAAATTAGCGTTAGATAAAGTAACTGATTTTACCAATAAAACATTTAAAGAAAATCCAGATTTAATTAAATCAGGAATTGAGGGTGCTCAAAATATGGTTGAAAATTTTTTAAATAATAATCCATTAATTAGTGCGGCGGCAGATTATTTAGGTGATAAAGGAAAACAACTTAAAGAAACTCTTTTTGAACAAGTTAAAAAATATTTTGGAGGGGAGACAACAACCACACAAACTCAAACGACACAACCATCAACAACCACAAAAAATGTTAATTTAAATGTTACCGTACCGAATATTGGTGACCAACTAACAAATGAAATAATGAGAAGTCAACAGACTTGGAGAGACGTATTAGGAAAATCCGATGCGAAAGACTACTTAACTCTTTAATATTTCTCGTTCATACCTATTTATAGATAAAAGAAAATAATGCCAAGTTACTTAGATTTTGATTCCACAAAAAAGTTCAGAGATTTTATCTTAGGTAAGACCTTAAATCAACCTAACATACCTGACATATATCAAAATGTAACTATACAACCGAATCTTGATCCGGGTGATGTGGATGACAATAGAAGAGAAACTTTAGTTAAGGTACAGAACAACAACACATTTGGACCACTTGATTATATTATTAGGGAAAATTTAGATATTTTACCTATATCAAGAAACTTAGGACTTTATCCATATTTTCCAACTAATTCCCCAAATTATAATTTAATTGGAATAATGGGTTCATCATCATACGATACTGAATCTGAATTATTTAAATTTGCAGCAAACACTATTAAAAATGATAGACAGGGACCTGTTTTATCTAGAGTACAAAGAAATTTAGAAACTGCAACTACGGGTAGAATTAGATTACTCGATGCGTTAGATGGGAATACTGCCACTTTATCAAATATATTAACAGGTAAAGAACCATTAGTTGAATCTAATAATAAAATTACCGTAGCAAAAACATTACCCGGAAAGGCGATTGATTTTTTACAAACATTAAGTGGTACACAATTACCATTTAGTGAAATACCGGGAGATTATTTAACAAACCCATTAAATCCAACACCCAATTTTAGACCTGAAGCAAGAACTGCTGTAGGTGGGTTAATACAAGATATAACAGGTGCTATTGGTTCATTAATTGGTATACAAAGAAGACCTAAACCATCAAGAAAACCTTCAGATTTATTCATTGAATATATGGGTGAAGGTCAAAAACAAAGACTATTTGATGGTTTAACATTTAATACATATGCACCAAACTACACAACAACCGCAAGATCACAAAACAGTAGTAAAATTTTTAGTTTTGTTGATAAGGTTGCTCAAGGAGTAAAAAATCTATTAGGGACTGAAGCGCCGGCAGGTAAAGCATACATTGGGGACGATAGAGGTAATGACGTTAAAAGAGCGATGAGTGACTTTAACGACAGACCTGTTAAAAGTCCATATTACTTAAGTGTAATGTTTGATGATGTTGCAGCTAACTTATTCAATAACCCAACCAAAACAAGACCAATTTCACAAGGAGGTAATATTGGTGGTAACTTAACATGGTATAGTTCTAATTCCCAAAATAAATTAGGTAAGGATAACAATGAATGGGAATCTGAAAGGTCAAAATTAGAAGAAAGTTTATCAACAAAATATGGTTTCAGGGAAGATTCTATTTTAGGATTAACTCAAGATATTTTAAATTCGATGCCAAAAGATGGTTCAAGATTTGACCACATTGGTAATGTTATTGATCAAACAAGTAGAGCGTTTAAAGACGGTAATATACAAATTTCAAGAGGTTCGGCGGTAAAATACCTTGACGGTAAGGGAGAAGATGCGGGTGTCGAGTATTGTAGAGTATGGACCAAGGATAGGTCATATATGAACTATGGAGACATAATGCCGTTACATGGTGAACCACTCGATAGAAAGTTTTATCAGAGGTCAACAAGACCGTATAGAAGAACTAATATAAGAAAGTTCGACGCAAGTGTTATGTCCGACACGTGGAACCTTAATATAGGACCAATGTCAAATGGTAATAAAGATTTTGCTGGATCAACTAATATTGTTGATGGTTATCCATTTGGAAGAGACAAAGACGGAAAAGGATTTTATGCGAAAAAATACATGTTTTCAATTGAAAACTTAGCGTGGAAATCATCCACATTACAAGGATTTACGGTATTGGATTTACCATACTGTGAGAGAGGACCAAATGGTGGTAGAGTTATGTGGTTTCCACCATACGATTTAAAAGTTTCAGAACAAAATAATGCGAGATGGGAATCTAATACATTTTTAGGTAGACCCGAACCAATTTACACATATCAAAATACAGAAAGAAGTGGACAGGTTTCCTTTAAAGTAGTAGTGGATCACCCAAGTATATTGAACTTATTAACGAGAGAACATTTTAAAGGAATGTCAGATGAGGCTGCGGATGATTATATTAATTCATTTTTTGCGGGTTGTAAAGACATTGACTTTTACAGTTTAATAAGAACATATACAACACTTGACGGAAGCGATGTTGATTTAATAAAACAATATTTGGATGAAGGTGGACCAATTAATGAAATACCTCAATTTAAATTAGAGGTTCCACCAACAGAAACAACAGCACCTGGTGGAGAAGACCCTGCAAAACCCGTTCAGAAAAAACCAATTAAGTTAGATATTAATTTAAAATTTCCAAATGATTTTCCTAAGGGTAATGATTATATTTCAGGACAATCATATAAAACATTTTATGATTCATTAATAAGTGCTAAAGAAACATCTAAAACAAATTTAGGTAATGACATTACGGTTGTATTCAATTCAGGTAATCCAAACGCAAAAGGTAAAAAAGACTTAGAACTATTAGGATATAAAAACTTAACATCAGGTGATTTACCGGGTGCAATAACAAAACAACAATCAATTCTTGAAGAATCTTATAGTAAGTTAACAACTGGTTACACAGATTTTAACACTAAACTTGATACACTTAAACTTGATATATCAGGTAAAACAGTTGAGGATGTAAAAATTACAATTCTTTCATCAACATCAGCGGTTGCCGATAATAACTATAACTTTAAGTTATCATTAAGAAGAACACACGCAATATTACAAGAAATAATTTCTAAAATATCGAATGATGTAACAATTGGTAAATCGTCGTTAGATAAGAAATGGAAACTCGATTCAAATAAAATACAATCTGCAAAAGGTGCAGAAAAGGCGTTTAAAGTTATTGAATTCACATATAGAGAATTAGGTTATGAAAGAGATGGTAAACTAACGATTAACACCACAAGTGCGGGTGAATTTGTTGCAAACGAATCGGGTAAAGATTGTCACACCGCAAATTTTAATTATGTTGATTTACGTATTAATTCACCAATTGCATTTGGATGTAGACAGACTTATGTTAAGATGGAATACGACCAATTACCTAAACCTGAAGAACCTAAGACAGATCAACCAAAAACAACAGACATACCGGGAGAACCACCAAAAACAAAATTGGTACAGGACGGAACAATTAAAGTAGGTAGAGTAGCAAAGAAACCTCCAATTGATGTTATGAAAAGAATCATCATGAAGACTTTATCTGAGTGTTACTACTTTAAAAAATTAGAAGAAGATTCTCCACTTGCGTTTAGTTCATTAAGAGAAAAATTAAGATATTTTCATCCGGCGTTTCACTCAACAACACCGGAAGGATTAAATGCTCGACTTACATTTTTACAACAATGTATTAGACCTGGAGATACAATACCATTAAAAGGTATTGCGGATGATACAGATTTAAACGCAAGAAATACATCATTTGGTCCACCACCTATATGTGTATTAAGAATAGGTGATTTTTACCACTCAAAAGTTATTATACGTGATGTTAACATAACATTTGACGATGGTGTTTGGGATTTAAATCCTGAAGGTATTGGTGTACAACCAATGATTGCGACGGTATCATTACAAGTAAACTTTATTGGTGGACAAGGTTTAGAAAAACCGGTGGCAAGATTACAAAACGCATTGTCATCTAACTTCTACGCTAATACTGAAATGTACGATGAGAGATCAATAACGACTAATTCTAAAATGGGTGGAATGGATACTTCAGGATTCACCAAAACATTCTTAGAAGAATTATTGAATAGATACGTACCACCTGAAGAGGCAAACGACCAAAACAGAAACAAACTAACTAAAGAAAAATACTTAGGTGATTTATCTAATGAAACTTTAGACTATACCACTATTATTGATAATTTATTTAAAAAGACACAATCATATGTTGAATCTTTTGGTGTGACTCGTGTACAAACAGAAGGACAATTTGGACCAATATTGGCCGGATTAGCGTTACATCCAAATTATAGAAAAATAACAGGATATACTGCTAACACAGATGCGTCGGATGAAACACTTTCATTATTTGGGTTATATGAAAAAAGTAAAGATTTATCATATTACACAAGGATACTTAAAGAAAAGTTGTTAGAAAAAATCGATTCCACTCAAATGTACGGTATTTTTGTTAGTGACGATTTTAATTTTTTAGGTGACGATGATATAAGATTTATCGGGACCGAAGAAAGATTAACCGAATTTACAAAAACAAAATTAGTTGAGAAGATAGACGAATTCATGGATAGTAAATTATTCATAGAATTAGAAGATAAAATGCAAGAACTTATTAGTGAATTAGATAAACTTAATTTCATAACTAAAAATGGGTTCGACATTAAATTAGAAGATGTCTTAGGTATTAAATCAGGACTTTCTGGTTTCACACCAACATACTTCTATAACAACTATAAAAGTTGTATTAATTATATTAAAGATAATAGTTCTAAGTTCTATGAAAGAATGGATGTAACAACTATCGATTTTAATAATATTGATTTACAAGATGAACAGTTTGGTGAGTTATTATCAGAATTATTTGCGGGAGAGTTAAAAAATATAATGGCATTATTTGAAGATGACCCCGAGTTATTTGATTCAAGATTCTTAAATCAACTTGAGGACGCAATTAATATTTTCTTAGATTACAAAGTTGTAGTTACAGAAGATTTAATAAAGAAGGAAATTGATTCGTTTAAATTTACTAAATTTTTACCAAGACCAAACGATAAAAAAATTAGTTATAAGATGATACTTCCTGAAACTAATGAAACTGTAACAGACGACATAAAAAAGTTATTTTCAAGTAAAGTACCACCAACAGATAAATTAAACTATTATAAAAGATGAGTAGAGACTATTTTGACAGATATGAGTTTTTTATAGACGACGGTAGTTTTAGAATGGTTCCGGGTATTGAATTACCAATTAAAGGAACTGACAAATATCTACAGTTTAAAAAGGGTAAAGATAGGTTGGATAAAATATCCCAAGACTATTACGGTACCCCCCTGTTTGGTTGGTTAATCTTACAGGCGAACCCACTTGCGGGTAGTGTTGAATTCGAAATACCAAATAATTTCTTAATCAGGATACCTTTTCCATTAATTAGTACTTTACAAGATTACAAAAGAGGTGTAGAATTGTATAATCTATATTATGGCGAAAAGTAAATCAAATAGTGAAAGTATATTAGTTAAGGTCGATCAAAACAATTTAATGTATATCGACCCTAATAGTGTCATTTCAAATGATGGTACAATATCACCAAGAAACATTGAACATGAGAAATTGGTGATGTATGCTAATTTAGAGGCGGACATTGTACCAAGAACAACTTTTTATTCAACAGGTGACCAAAATACCTTGACTTCCATTGCAAAAGGAACATTTAATTTTTTAGGTAACGGTAAAGATTATACGAGTGATTGGACAGAAGAGTTTTCAGAAGTAAAGGCGGGTGTAAAAGGTAAGGGAGAAAATTATAATGTATACAATTTTCAAAGTGATTCAACTGGTGAATCATTTGGAATAGACAGTATTAATATACAGGTTAGGGGTGCAAATTTTGTTCCACAAGTTAATATTACATTTGTTGATGTAAGAGGTAAAACCTTATTTAGTGCACCTGAGGATTCACCTTATAAGGCGTTTTTTCATGTACCTTGGCCGATATTTTATTTAACCATAAAAGGTTATTACGGTAAAGCGATAAGATATAGACTACACTTGGTTAAGTTTAGTACAAAATTTAATGATTCAAATGGTAACTTTGAAGTATCAACAACATTCGTTGGGTCAACATATGCATATCTTAATGATATCCCATTAAAGGGTATTATGAACGCACCATACATGTTCGCCATAGAAAACTCAGCTGAGGCAAAGTTTAATGAAAAAAGAGGAGAATATACACAAGCTATATCTAAGTCCTCAAGGGGATATCAGATGTTAAAAAGTGTTTATGCTGAATATAAAAGAAAAAAATTAATACCAAAAAACTTCCCAATTAAAACACTTAGAGAAGTGTGTACGGTTGCTCAGAGTTTAGATAAAATATTAGAACAACAAATATACGACCAAGTAGTAAACATGAAAGTGTTTACAGCAATAAAGGATTTTGAAGAGACAATCACAACATTCGAAAAAGAGGTAAAGGCGTGGGGTAAAATAAGATTAATTGATGAGGTTGTTAAAATAGGAGATGTTGATTATTATTATCAAAGTAATAAAGATAAATCATCAACTGAGTTTGTTATTGGAGATAGGTCAGTTAGTACTTTAGAAAAATTACTTGAAAATGGTAAAAAGAAATTAAAGGAAAGTGAATTATTCAACAATGCGGTTTTAAATGATAAGACAAACAAAACAAAATCTTCTTTTAGTAGAGAAAAAATAGTTTCACAAAATTTAGGAGTTATAAAGGATTATTATACTGAATATGGTACATCTAAATTTGTAGTTGTTGCGTTTGACAAACTCGTTAATCAAATCTATAGTATCATCAAGAAATTTAATGAACAAAAAGAAAGATTACAGAATGAGGTTGAGAAACAAATGAACGAAATTGTTAAGGATAGTACAAAGGGTGGTGTTGGTTTCGAACCTACAATTAGAAATCTTTTTGCGGTCATATTGGCAAATGCCGATGTTTATATTAGATTATTAAAAGATGTTCATAAAAGAGCAATTGATGTTTCAGACGAAAGAAAGAAAATTATTAAAAACTTCTCAAGCGATTCAATCGGTGACGACATTTATCCTTGGCCCGAAATTAAAAAAAGTGCGTCAGAGGACAGACAAAAAATCATTGCTTACCCCGGCGAACAAGATTTAGAATTAAAACTTAAATCAAGTGATCCCGTTTTATGGCCTGAGGTTGAGTTCGTAGAGAAATTTATTAAAGTAACATCAAATAGAGAAGATACCACAACACAAACGGAAGGTGGTGTTAATAAAGTATCATATGTATTTGAGGGTGATTTAGATACATCTAAAATTAAAACAATTAGTCCTCTTGAAATCGTTTCGGGTAATGTTCCATACATTGAAAAGTCACACGCCGGTTTTTTATATGAAATTTGGGAACGTGCTTACAATTTTACATTATTGGAATCGTATAAGAATGATACAATAAAAGAATTTGCTCAGTTAGAGTTTGATAATATAAAAGAAAGTATTAAAGAGGATGACGATTTACTTGGTATTTTATTTAATAATGTAAAAAACGAAGTTGATTTAAGAACATTATTACAATCGTTATCACCATTTGAAAGGTATTCTTATTATAAAGACCAACTATCAACAACACAATATATTTCAGACGTATTAAATGATTCGTTTAAGATTGAACAATACACGAGTATTTCCGATATAAAGGTTGATAACGGAGTTTATCCTAAACTTAACAATGAATTATTAAATTACACACCTGAGTCATATAGAAAAGATATCTATCCATTTAACTCATCCACTTATCTTTCGTACTTAAACAAGGACAAATTTACTGATGATAATTTTAAATTTGGTGGGGTACTACAAGTTAACACTAAAGATGGTTTAGTAACGGGTCCGATAAGTCCAAGTACATGGGTAAGAACGGAAGAGGGTAAACTTAATATATTTTCACAGAAACTAACCATAACCGGTAGTACAACAGAAAACATTTTAAACACACCATATTTTCACAATCAGTTATATAGTGATTTTGGAAAGTCGGGTTCATCATATGGAAGATATACGGGATCTGCTTATCTACTATTAAATTCTTTACCATTTGTGGAGTTACAAGATTATGTTAACTTTAAAAATGGTGATTATGAGAAACCGGTTTTAGTTTCTTCTTTATTCAGAGAAGTTGGGTCAACTCAATTTGTACCTTATTATTTAGTTTTAAAATGGGGGTCACAATATCACAGGTATAAAAAATATTTGTTAGACCGTGAAGATATTTTAAGTGGTTGTTCGACAAATAATGTAACTAAAAATATTAATATGTCTGAATTTTTTAATTCAGGCAACACTCAAAACAATTTTACGGGATTCACTTTTAGTGGTGGAACTGTAGTTTCAGGAAGTACAGCAAAAACAGATGTTGGAGTTCATCCGTATTATGACGCTATTTTCCATCAAATCATTAACGACTATAATCACTTTAACCCATTCTCGGGTAATACATCGTTCTCCGGTTATACAAATACTGGTGGTATTGTTGGTAGAAAGAGAGCTCAATCAAATAATATAAATTATTGGACACAATATGTTGATAACTCAAAATACCCTGATAAGGTAGAAACATATACAACATTACCTTGTGATGGTGACAATGAGTTTATTGGTAAAAAAGTTTTAACAAGTAATCCTGCAACTGCGAGATTATTGGGGGTACTACCAAACATCGCCTATCAAACGTCAGCAACATATGAACAAGAAGAACAAAAATATTTTAGACCTCTTTGGATTGATAGTCACTTAGATGATGATTTTAGTGGTAAGACAATTGCGTCGTATTCAGAATATAATAGAACAATTAGTGACATTTATTCTTTAACTACCGCAAATAGAAAAATTGTGGATTTAATTGCAACATTTAGTCCGAAGATATTGGATGAGTTTGAAACCATGTTTTTAGATTTTGCAACTGAAAAGGTGAATGTTGAAATTACTAATAGAAGATTCAACAAGGTAAAATATTACCAATTTCAAGATATATTAAAAGAAATATTCACAGTTAGAAAAGAAGGTGGAGATAGTTCAAAAACTGTGGACGAGGTAATTGATTTAATAAAAGAAAGACAGTCCGAAAAATTATTGTTATCAACAGCAAACATTTTATCAAACGATAGTTTAATAAAAATTACTATTGGTAACCCAAAAGAAATTGACCCACACGTATTTGATGGATTTAGTAAAATGTCTCAAGAAAATACATTCTCATATAAAGAATACGGTGATACGCAATTAACAACAGGTGACACAAAAGACTACATAGAATTATATGTGGGAGAAGATATTGATAATTATTACCAACAATTTTTTACAACATTTAATGTGGAGGTGAGTGAAAGTAATATCATTCAATTCAGACCGTTAATATTAATTTATGCGGGATATAGAAAAAATGGTGGAACAAACACCTTAACGGCATTTCAAACATATCTTAAAACAAACATATACGAAAAAGGACCAAGTGAAAATAATGCTGCCGGTTCAGTATACAGATTCTCTTTATTTTTAAACATTTTAATTTCTAATTTTAGAACACTTAAAACACAGTCTAAGAATAAAAAAACCAAAATAGATAATGGTTATAATAATAGAGATTTAAAAATTGAATTATATAACACATTCAAATCGTTCAATGATAAATGGGTTGCGGGTAATTCAATCGGACAAAGATTATTATTAGAAGAGTTTTTGTTTTTAGACAAAGCAAATAAAGATATTGGAGACCAATATTATTTAAATCTCACAAAATTCATAGATATTGGAGATCAAAAAAATGATAAGTCTAACTTATATGGTGTCATTTCTGATTTACTATATGGAACAGGATTTGACATGAGAGCACTACCGGCGTATGTTAATTTTTACGGAACTAATTTTTCAAGTAAAACAAAAATAACACCATCTAAAAAAGTGGCGGATAATATATTCGGAACCTTCTTAGATGTTGATTATCAAGAATCTTCACCTAAGGTTGTTATACAATATGTTACAGGACCCGTATCAAAACATCCCGCAGTTGAAAACAAGAAGTATAAGTTTGCTGATGATAGTTTTAATATTTCTAATGTTAATAATAACCCATTGATTATTACACTACCAAAAGTATTCACAGATGAGGATTTATCTAAATCTAATAAAGTGGTTGCGTTTGAGGTTAGTTTCGGTGACCAGAATCAATCGATATTCAAAGGAGTACAGTTAGACCAAAGTACATTAAGAAATACATCAGAATCATTTGTGGTTTTAGAAAACTTAGCAAGGTCCGAATCGGGGTCGGGTGTACACAATGTTGACATTTCATTATTTGACTATTATAGACAGGCGTCGTATAGTTGTGAAGTTACAATGATGGGTAACGTAATGATACAACCAACCATGTTCTTCTATCTTAAAAATATACCAATTTTTAAAGGTTCATATTGGATTACTGAAGTATCACACAACATTAAAGGAAACAATATAACCACAACATTTAAAGGAACAAGAATACCATACGCATCTTTACCTAATCCTAAAGATTCGTTCTTATCGAACTATAGAGCGTTATTCGATAAGATTATGAATACTGCCGTCGCTAAAACTAAGGCAATCGATAAACAAACCAAAACTACTCAAACCATCTCAACACCTGAAGGTAACTTTAGATACGACCCGGGTTCCAAAGTCATACAAGGTGAAAAAATTGTACCGAGTGCGGGTGTTACCAAATATGGTGTACCTTATAATGGATACAACAATGAACTTTATGTACAAAAAGTAACATACGATGGTAAAGAATGGTTCAGAGCGGTGGTCGTTAAAATGGGTATGGATAAGATATATGAAATATCTGACGATACCACAATGAGTTTATTAAATAAAATAAATTCTAAAAAATATACACTTAATCCTAAATCGGTTAAATGGTCGGCAATTAAGAATAGTGATATGAAATTCTATTCAACCAAATTTCAAGTATCGTCAAGCACACCGGCCGATAAAATAATTGATGCTAAAACCACATTTTTCAACCCTCAAACAAAGGCGGCTCCATATACACTAACTCCCGATTATCAATTAGACTCAACTATTGGTAATATAAGAGTAAATGGACCGATTAACGAAGGACCAAATTTAGAAGGATATGGTATAGCTATGTCATCCAAGTTAATGGACACATTAGGGTTATATAATGGTGATGTGGTTTATTTTTGGGTTGGAGAAAGATAATAACTAAATTAATGATATTTATACTTATAACTTAATATTATGGATAATAATAAATTAAACAACACAATGGATCAATTTTTAAGTCCTAAACAGACTAAAAGAACATCTAACGACGGCATGGAAAGAGAGGAATGTGATTTGGTAACTGGAGAATGTTATACAATTAGAGAAAAAGACGGAATCGTTGAAAGAATAAATAAAAAGTATATCACAAATGATGGTAGACAACTATTACAAGACTAAAGCTATGTTAGAGAAAAAATTACAAGAAGAATTAAATCGTTACAGAGCCATTAACAAATATGGTACTAAAATGATTATGGAACAAGACGCACCGGCACTTGATGCTCCTGTGGATGATTTACCACCGGCCGACCCTGCGTTGGACGCACCGGCGGGAGATTTACCACCAGCAGAACCGGCATTAGACGCACCGGCGGGAGATTTACCACCAGCAGATGGAATGGATACAGAAGAAATTGATATTACAGATTTAGTTAATATGACTAAAAATATCAAAAACGATTTAGAAAATAATAAAACAGATAACGCATCGGTTATTGGTAAAATGGATGACGTGTTCACTAAATTAGGTGACTTGGAACAAAAACTCGCTCAAATGGATGCTGTTATGGCTAAAATTGATGAGTTAGGTGCTAAGGTTGAAGCGTCAAAACCAAAAACTGGTGTTGAGAAACTTGAAATGAGATCTTTAGACTCGTATCCATTTAATGAAAAACCACAAGAGTTTTTTGCTCACAAACAAGGTGAAATGGCAGCAAGCGGTAAGAACGAATATGTATTAACTAAAGATGAAGTTAACAACTATCCTACCGACGTAATAAAAACATCATTTAATCCAGACCAACAAGAAGATGAATTTAGATTCTAATGTAAACTTTTTATTGGGGTTACAAAATCAAATGAAAATCTGTCATTGGCAAACCAAAGGTATTGCGAGACATGAAGCGTTTGGTAACTTTTACGACGACTTAACTCCACTTATTGATGACTTTGTTGAACAATCTATGGGTAAGTACGGTAGATTTACATTAGAAGATGAAACAAAAACAATTCAATTAAGTAATTTATCTGAAATTGACATTAAAGGATTAGTTAATACAACAAGACAAGCATTGGTACAACTTACCGAACAATTAGACCCATCAGATACAGATTTATTAAATCTTAGAGATGAAATATTGGGTAAAGTAAACAAATATGCTTACTTATTTACAATGGAATAATTTTTAAAAATACTTCACAAAATAATTAACCCGGATTTTTTAATTCGGGTTTTTTTATCTATATTTTATCTATAACAGTTTTATAACTTAAATCAATTATTATGTCAACATTCGACGCAGTACTGGCTCAGTACGAGAAAAACAAGAACGCCGCAAGCGGCAACAACAACAAGATGTCCTCAGAGGACAGATTAAAACGTTATTTCACAACCGTATTACCAAAAGGTTCTAAGGGTGAAGAAAGACGTATTCGTATTTTACCTACAAAAGATGGTAGTTCACCATTTGTTGAGGTATACTTCCACGAAGTTCAAGTGGATGGTAAGTGGGTTAAATTATATGACCCTAAACAAGAAGGTAAACGTTCTCCATTACATGAAGTTTACGAAGGATTAATGATGACAGGTGTCGATACCGATAAGGAATTGGCTCGTTCATACCGTTCTCGTAAATTCTACATTGTAAAGGTAATTGACCGTGACCACGAACAAGACGGTGTTAAATTTTGGAGATTCAAACACAACCATAAAGGTGATGGTGTTATTGACAAAATCTTCCCAATTTTCCGTAACAAAGGAGATGTTACTAGTCCAGAAAATGGTCGTGACTTAATCCTTTCTTTGGCGTTAACTAAAGCGGGAACAGGTAAAGAATATACAGTTATCAATTCTGTATTAAATGATGATCCAAGTCCTTTACACACAGATTCTAATGTTGCAAAAACATGGTTAGAAGATGAATTAACTTGGTCAGATGTTTACTCTAAAAAGGGTGAAGATTATTTAGAAATGGTTGCTAAAGGTGAAGTTCCACGTTGGGATTCAAACAGTAGCAAATGGGTTTCTAACTCAACCGCAGAAGAAGTAATCTCAGCACCAAAGGCGTCAACACCTACGGTAGACCCACAGGAAGATGATGATGTGGATTCTGAATTACCGTTCTAATTAATTCATAATATGTTCCCGACAATAGTGTCGGGAACATCTTTTAAAAAACAAAACAATGGCAGGTATTAAAAAAACAGATTTTTCAGCAATCAAGAAGAAATTCTCGAAAGAGGCTGAATACAAAGCTGACCGTTTCTTCGATTTAGGAGACGCCTTCTTGGAAGCCACTGGTATTCCGGGTCCTGCAATGGGTCACATTAATATGTTATTAGGACATAGTGATACAGGTAAAACGACGGCTTTAGTAAAAACGGCGGTAGACGCACAAAAGAAAGGAATCCTTCCTGTGTTCATTATTACTGAACAAAAATGGAGTTGGGACCACGCGGAGTTAATGGGTTTTGATAAAGACGGTGAATATCTTTTCAATAGTGATTTCGAATACATTGAACAAATTACAGATTATATCAATGAATTAATGGACGCACAAGAGAAAGGTGATATTCCTTATGATTTATTATTCCTTTGGGATTCAGTTGGTTCAGTTCCTTGTAAGATGACTTATGACGGTAAAGGTGGTAAACAACACAATGCATCGGTTCTTGCAGATAAAATAGGTATGGGTATCAACCAACGTATTTCAGGTTCAAGAAGAACAGATAAACCTTACACAAACAGTTTGGTTATTGTTAACCAACCTTGGGTAGAATTACCTGACAATCCTTTCGGACAACCAAAAATCAAAGCTAAAGGTGGTGAAGCCATTTGGTTAAACTCATCATTAGTATTCTTATTCGGTAACCAAAAAGGTGCGGGAACTACTAAAATCTCTATCACTAAAGATAAGAGAAAAATTAGAATCGCAACACGTACCAAAATCTCAATCAGTAAGAACCACATCAATGGTGGTGGATATGAGGACGGACGTATCTTGGTAACTCCACAAGGGTTTATGCATGGTAAGGACGATACTGAAGAAAAACGTTCTATCGAAGAGTACAAACGTGATAACGGAGAGTACATCGGTAAACAATTAGGTGTTAATGTTACAGACATCTTGGACACACAAGTTGTAACAGAAGAGAGTGATCTATAAATAATTTTTAATGTCGGTTTTACTTGTTGACGGAGATAATTTACTTACGATTGGTTTTTATGGTGTTAAGAATATGTTCTATAAAGGAACACACATTGGAGGTATCTACCATTTTCTTAATACTCTTAGGAGAGCGTTTGAGACATATCATTTAGACAAAATAGTTGTTTTTTGGGATGGGTTAGATGGTTCTGCCACTCGTAGAAAAATTTATGTTCATTACAAGGAAAACCGACGTCAAAGAGTTAGGTCCGAGGAAGAATTAAATTCATATCAATACCAAAGGGAAAGAATAAAACAATACCTTGAAGAACTTTACGTACGACAAGGTGAATTTGAATATTGTGAAACCGATGATTGTATTGCATACTACGCACAAAACTCACCCAATGAAAACAAAATTGTGTATTCATCGGACGGTGATTTAACTCAACTGGTTTCTGAAAATACACAAATTTTCAACCCTTCTCATCAAAAACTTTACAAACAAAACGACTCTATCGTTTACGACCATGAGGAAATTTTAATTGAGAATGTAAAATTAGTTAAAATGTTATGTGGTGATTCCTCTGATAATATTGCAGGAATAAAAGGTATGGGAGTTAAAAGATTTTTATCTCTTTTCCCCGAACTTAAAACCGAACATTTATCTGTTGAACAAATTAAGGATAAAACCAATGAAATGTTCCTACAAGATAAACACAATAAATTACTTACAAATTTACTTACAGGAGTAACCAAACATGGTGTATTTGGTGAAGAGTTTTTTGATGTAAACAGTCGTATAGTTAGTTTAGATTTACCATTCTTAACCGATGAGGCAAAAGAAAGTGTTGATTTACTAATAAACGAAAAATTAGATCAAGAAGGAAGGTCATATAAAAACGCCATGAAAATGATGACTGAAGATGGACTATTCAATGTGTTACCAA